AAATTGTGCTGACCATAAACTTCAACATTTGCCTCTTCCTCCAAATAGTGGATGGGGGAAAATTCATGAACATTTGGTGAGTAAACCACATCCTTGCCATAAGTTTGGGCAGTCATTGCATTTTCCTCAGCAATCTTCACACCTCCAAATTGTGGAATGTACAACTTGTCAATAGGTGTGCAACCACAAGTGCGATCTCTTCCTGCAGTATGAACTCCAATCAAAATTGGATTTCTCCCCGCAATAAAAACCATAGAACCACACATACCAGGATGATTGTCTCCCTCATAAATGATCATGTCATGCTTTCCAACAAATATTCCATTGTGATGCACGACTTGAGACTTCATCTCCTGAATCTTCGATACCATCTTATAGGAACTTGGGTAGGCGAAATCAGACTTTCCAGTAACGACCGAATGATGTGCGTGATACACAAACAATGGAGCGTTCTTTGGAATTTCAAAATCCACAAGGCTGTCAACCATATATTTGGAAAAATCTGCTGTATCCCCCCCTTGGGGGAGATGAGCAAACACCAAATCACAATCTTCGGCCCACCTCAAATTAGCTTCATTCAGCATGGCCTCGAATCTCTTTATGCCAATGCCAGGGTGCGTCGAAAATTTCGCAATATAGGTTTTGCCACGAACAAATTGATGTCCAGCCATCACCCACGTCCCACTTCCTACCGGGAACGCATTGCACCACATTTCGTCACCAATTTCAACCATGGAATCTTCCACAATCTCTCGGTATTCGACCATATGCAAATTTCTATCGATTTTCCTTTCCAATTGGTCTAATGTTGTTGACACACTAGCGGTTGGAGCCGCTAGTGTATTAGTGTAGACTTTCTGGTATTTATTATCTTTTTCGACAAAATTTTGCGGCGCATGTCCAGCTGCTTTAATCCTGGCTAAAATGGCACCTTCTCCTTCCAAAGGAGAGGGTTGCAACAATTTGTACATAGCAAACCCTGCAGCACCAAAACCAATAACAGCTGAAACCACTTGAAACCAAGGATCATTAATAACTTTCCTTGCTTGTCGAACAATATAGGAAACATCACAAATTGGTTTCTTTACGAGACGCAAGATGCGTGCCATGGGAGCACAATTTGGAATCACTTCCTCTTCATTTTCATTACCCATGCACGCGTCGCCAACAATGTCCTCTCCCATGAAAAATCTCTTCACGTCTGGGAGTATATTTCCAGCTTGCGTTTCTAACGGTTCATCTCCATCCTTTCTCTCCAATGCATTCTCACGCGCACATTTCAAACACGGCTTTGGATACATTGGATGTTCATCACAATGCTCTTTTTCGTGCATTCTATGTGCAGAGTCAACAATAGTCTTCTGAGCATGAAAATACTTTGGAGTATACCAGGACAACCAATCAACCAATTCACAAAGACTTCCTTGCAAGAAAGGTCTGGTGATCCACTTGTCGTCCAACTCATCATCATCATTCCGTATGATATGCACTTTGTTCAATGTCAGCCGCCACGCATCAGGATAAACGTCTTCTGCAAAATTATTGCTCAACGTTCCTTCAGAACTAGCGGCTCCTTTTCGCAAGGACACATCAACAACCAAATCGAAGCGACGCATGATGGAGGCCGGATTCACAGACCACCACCCTGCATTCAAATCTTCTGTATTTGTCGTAACACCAACTACTTTTGCACGAATATCATTTTTCCCTTTCTTCTCAGCTTCGGGACTAAGAGCACAACAGTGCATGGTGTTGATGAATTGAATGAGGATGAACAAAGGATTTGCCTCTGCTCGCTCGGGCTTGGTATTTCCAACATCGTCAAAAATCACGCAGACATGTTGGGACCGGTACTCCGACTGGTACTTATCATTACCATTGAGAGTACACCAATACTCTTCTCCTTCTGGAAAATTGTTGGCCCTACAAACCACATGACATGCGATATTCATCAATACAGACTTTCCTACCCCAGATGGGCCTCGGAAGAGTTGGGCAAATGGCTTCATTCTCAAACCACTGGACTTCCAACACGCCTGAATGTCATTTTGCAATTTATTTAGTCGAATAAGACGTGACTGCATCTCGGCAATAACACGAGGGTCTTTTGACGTGCTTTTCACAACTAAATGTGCAGCAGAAGTTTCTGCTATAAAAACAACAATCTCTTCCTCTCCCTTGATTCCATACTTTTGTTCGACTTTTTCCATCATACCAACAGTATTCATGTGAACTAAATCAACAGCCTTTCGAAAGGCGTCATCTAAGTCCTTATAATCAGACTCACTCAACAATAGAGAAAAGTCTTGGGTGGTCAACGCAGGGACAACACAGTCCACAATCCAATCCATCACACTAAACAAATGATCAAAAATAGAATCAGACTGTTTCCCCACAGTCTTAACATGCAAGATTTTATACAATTCGGCCCCGTATTTATTTTGTACAGTTTCAGGACAAATTCCCACGCATATCAACAAATTAATTGCACCAGCCAAGTGCTTCCCAAATGGACCCTGGGTAAGGGTCCTCCAATTGGTGGAAAACCACCCGGCTTGTCCCTCCAACACTTCTTGTTGGAGTTGTGAACCGTCCGATGCCTCTGTCAAAATTGACTTCAAATACCCAGACACACGCAAGCAAAAACTCGCATTTGGACTCCAAGTTTTAATATACTGGAGCATAGGGGGCAACATATCAATCAAATTTGTTCGGCGTGAACAGTCATAAATCAATAAAATCAGACTTTCTACACGAGAAAGAACTGCTTCCATCAACGTCTGGTCTACAGATTTATCAAGGGCTTGTTCAACCCTTATTCGCATTTCCTCAACAGTATTAATTATATTTGACACTGATTGAGCAGCGGAGCGAATCGACCGAATTTCATCTATCAGACCTTCTTGAGTATTTAGGGGCAGCGTGACCTGCCAATCCCGTTTCGCGCTATTACTAGCGGCTACCATTTCAATTGTTTCTTTAGAAAACTTCATGACGGGAGGACCCCCTTTAACGCAGGAGAACACGGATACTTACCTATCAGGCGGGGTTTTAAATATTTACGTTGAGAGAAAAACCACAATCTCATATTCAATACTACTTTCCAAGTAGTACAAGATATACAGCGCCTATTTTCACCACAATATCCAATCAGTGATCACTAAGACTCACGATGCTTTAGCCATTTATAGACTTCAGAGCATATGTCAAAGTGACAAACTCAGGTAGAGAGCACGGATTTTCAAAAGCGCGGATATTACACATACAAATCTCTGTTATTATAGACAATCTCGAAGGATTGCATAGTGATCAGCTCATGTAGTGCCACATCCTAGGACTCGGCTGTACCATGTACTAAAGGTACAATTCGTAATGAACGTACTTAAATAACATCAAATGTCAAACAGAGCAGAAGATCTGGTGATTAAACATTTGGAAATATTTGGTACACAAACGAACACACAATATTTTACCATAAAGGTTACGGATTTGAAGAAGCGTTACCAACTTCACACCGTCATTTTGATTCGTCAGTAACTAAGTTATTGCTGACTAGTCAGTAGAGTGTGCGTGACTTCGACTATAAAGTCGGGTTAGCGTACAATATCATTGAATAGAAAATCTTTTACGGCGTAAACCATAGTTTTAAACTGTCGTCCACAGAAGACAGCAATTGACTACCGTAAACAAACGTTAAGTGATTTCGAAACAACTTAAGCTCGAGGAGCAACCTCAGCTATAACCTGCCATGGGTTCGACCCATAGCAG